GTATCGGTTCTGCTTACGAGGAGTACAGTGATGAGGCAGATATCATCAACTATCAGACTCCGTTTAAGATGCGTAACAACCTTACTACTCTGCGTCTGACTTATGATATTACTGGTGATGCTTATAGCACTGTGCTGGCTATTCAGCTGACTGATCCTGAGACTGGTAAGAAGTCTTATCTGTGGTCTGATTATCAGTACTGGCTGGCTCTGCGTGAGTGGAAGAAGCGTGAGGAGACATTCCTGCTGTTCTCTCATAGCAACCGTAATGCCGATGGTACTTATAACCTCAAAGGTACGAACGGTCGTCCTGTGCCCATCAGTGCCGGTCTGTTCGAGCAGATTGCTCCTGCTAATATTCGTTACTATACTACTCTGACAACTGAGTTGCTCGAGGATTATCTCTTCGATCTCTGCTACAACATCCTCGGTACCAACGAGCGTAAGTTCGTTGCCTTGACTGGTGAGATGGGTATCCGTGAGTTCGACCGTATCCTTAAGGAGAAGGCTGCTAGCTTCCAGGTTATCGATACTAAGTTTATCACTGGTAGTGGTCAGGAGTTGACTCTTGGTGGTCAGTTCACAACTTATAAGATGGTTAATGGTATTGAGCTGTCTGTTAAGCGTTGTGCTTTGTTTGATAATATGGAGATGTTCCGTCAACTGCACCCGCTGACTGGTAAACCTCTGATGTCTTATACATTCCTGTTCGTTGATCTTGGTCGTCGTGACGGTCAGGCTAACGTTGTTAAGGTTTGTCGTAAGGGTCGTGAGTTTGTACAATGGACCACTGGTGGTAGTGTAATTCCTAGCGGTTACGGTAACAGCATCAACACGCTGCGTTCTAACAGCCGTGATGGTTACAGTGTTCACTTCCTCGGTGAGGAGGGTATTATGCTTCGCAACCCGCTGTCTTGCGGTATTCTGTATTGCGATGCTGAGGATGCCGAAACTATGGCTATCCAAACGCCTTCTGTAGCTCAGGGGGGGGAGTAACACCGAGACCTTCTATTTAATATAATATTAACGGGGGGAACTATCCCCCCTCAATATTATTCTTATGAAAAATTACATGAAGATAATGCGCGAAATGTTAAAGCGCAGACAGTTTATCTTTGGAAAGCAAAATATCAATAGACATCAACCACAAGTAGATGATGTTGTTACTAGTGTATATACACAATATAATAATGCTAGTAATATACTAGATGAAGGTGCTGTGGACGCTGTTATGAAATTCTGTCCTTCAAAAACTGATGTGGTAAACATACTTAAACAGGATATTTCTGAAAATGGCGGCGAATCAACCATATCAGAAAAAGATATCGAGTTTGTAGATACGTTTATTTACACAGTAGAACTATCTGAGATATTAAAGCAGTCAGTCAAATCAATAATGGCCGTTGGGCCTAGTCCCTCCACCAGAACGTATGTATATTGTGTAGGCTATTTATATAAATTTATCGGCGGAACCGTGAATTTCAACGGCGAAACATCCAATCTGGCGGACGAAGAATGGTTAATTGCGTACCCCGGGCCAATATTGACTTATAAAGGTAAATTTCCGGTACTTGTCGCCACAGATCAATCTGCGACAAAAGATCTTGAGCATTTTCCATATTTTGAAGGTATACGCAGCATTTCACCAACTTTAGAATTCACGAAACGCGGTATTAATGGCTTATTTTTGGTGGCTATAGTCACAGGACTTGATATAGAAAGGACAGAAAACCAAGATCCAATTCCAGAACCTATAATTCCGCGCCTCGGTGATATAGTGGAAATAACACCCGATACGATGAAATACGTAGAATACAAACCGGCTGCGCAGGCAATTACGTAACCTTTAAAGATAAACAATAATTAACATAAACAAAATGATAGTTGAATTAAAACTTAGAAAGAAAAATCCCTGGGCAGGATTAGTAAAATACAAGAACTGCTTTGATTATATTGCTCCGTATTTTACACGCTCAGGTTCGATTTATACCGGGCTTACACCCGAGGACGAAAAGAAATTTGAGAAAGAATTAGGTTATGCAGAAGGAACACTTGCTAAGAGTTCTCCATTCTGGCAAACATTTACTGTAAAAATAGGTTCTCGTAGCATGATCCTTGATGATCAGTTCCCTCGTCAGGAGATGATTATTAAGTTCTTGAGTGGCCATAAGCGTGTCGCAACATCTTTAGATAAACTGACAGCTGGTAAAGACTATTTGCTGATTAATAGACAAGCTGAAGCTATTGAGCAAAATAAGATTAATAAGCTTCGTAGAGATGCTATTAAACAGTTTGATAAGCTTACATTGGATGAGATGCGTAAGTGTCTTAGACTGTTTGGAGTTAAGTCTGACAATCTGTCTAATGAACTTGTTGAATCTACACTGTTCAACCTTGTTGATAAACAGCCTAAGAAATTCTTTGATAAGTGGGTTGACAATAAGAGTAAAGAAACAGAGTTCTTGATTGAAGAGGCTATTGCTAAAGGTATAATACGTAAAGATCGTACTCAGTATTACTACGGTTCTGAAATGCTTGCTGATTCTTTAGAGTCTTGTATTGCTTATCTTGATGCTAAGAAAAACCAAGATCTCAAACTGTCTATCATTAATCAAGTAGAAAATAAATAAACTCATATAACGACGTATGACGCATAGTGATATAAAGACTAAATTTTTGATTGAATATGACAAGGCTAACATTACTTCGTCATATCCGTCGCTTACAGATTATGAAATAGCAACTCTTTTAGATAAAGCATATTATGCTCTCATAAATCAGAAAGTAACAGGTAACAATCCTAGACAAGCTGGTTTTGAGTCCGATAATAAGGCGATAGAGGATATACAACCTCTTATTGTAACTAAGCTTATACCTAAAGTTGCTGAACATTCACACGTCGAAAACGACGTTACATACAACATACCGTCTGACTATTTATATTATGTTCAATCGAAGATGAAGGTTGGTTATAATGTAAATGGACAGACTACATATAGTTCTACAGATGTAGAATTAGTATCGCACGAACTTGCTAAAAAGTACATGTGTACTACACATAATAAGCCTTGGGTTGAAGTTCCAGTGTGTTATATTGAAGATAATGAGATCACTGCGTTAACGGATCCTATACTTCATACACCTGGGGATTTAGACTTAACATATATAAAGCAGTTTAAAAAGTTTGCTTTACCTATAGATCCTTCAGAGGAGCCAGATCCAAGTACAGATCCAGAAGTTGATCCTACAGATGACCCAACAATTGATCCAGATACAGAAGAAATAGTATGGACTATAACAGTAGATGCCAAAACAACAACCTTTTATAGTAAGACAAACACAGCCGAGGTAAAGGTAGTTTGTATAAACAATAAAGGTGAACTTGGTACGTATAAGTCTTATATAAACGAAGACGATAACGATGGTTATATAACTAAGGTATCTGAAAATAAATTCAATATAAATAGTAGTGCTACAGACTATCGCAATATTGATATAACATTCGTGTGCGATCAAGATACAAGTAAGAAGACAACCCGTACATTCCAGTTTAAGTATTACACATCATCTGTAATACCTACTCCTACGCCAACTCCAACTTCAGACGAATATGTTGATCTTGGACTTAGTGTTATGTGGGGTAAACGTAATATAGGTGCTACTACTGAATATGAGCTCGGTGGATTCTATGGTTGGGGTGATCCTACTGGGGAAGTCGTAAGTCCATATGATACTGGTTATGTTAAAAATCCTCCGGAGAATATATCTGGTAATCCTACTTATGATATAGCTACAGCTAAACTTGGAGAAGGTTGGAGAATGCCTACGAAAGATGAATATCAAGAACTAATTGATAATTGTACTTTTACCTGGGATGCTGAAAACAATGCGTATAGAGTTACCAGCAAGAAGAATGGTAACTACATATACATGCCTAGGGGTGGTTATAAAACTCACGATCTATCCGTTACGAAGTCCGAAGGCGATGGTTTCTACTGGACTTCACAATACGATCGAGAACAATTTAAAGCACATTGTGTGGACGTACAAGGACCTCGTGTTCAAATTTTCACGACCGCCGAGATAAAACTTCACTTGACTGTTCGTCCTGTATACGATGCACCTACTACACCACAACCTACAGGTCTACAATATGTAGATATGGGACTGAGTGTATTGTGGGCAAATAAGAATGTAGGAGCAGATGATGAATATTCTTATGGTACGTATTATTCCGACAAAGAAATACCAAGTGGATACAGATTACCTACTATAGGAGAATGTATAGAGTTATCACTTCATACTACTTCTACTGCAGATAAAGGATATAGGTATAAGTCTAAGCTGACAAATAATGAGATACTGATTCCTTCGTCCGGTGTATATGATACTTATGCAAATGCATATTCTGAATCAAACCGATTTACATATACATGGTTAGCTGATGTTAAGAATTACCATAACGTAGCGTGCAGATATAGTTCTTCTGGTAACGATCCTATAATCCGCGAGCTTACTAATGTAAAGGTTCCTATTCGTCTTGTACAGGAGAAGAATCTACCTGTTGATAATAACTTAGCCACAATGTTTATATGGGGTTTTGATGATGAAATAGCTCCTAATGGTATAAACTTTGCCGATAACAACATTGATAAACCTTGGCAATGTTATAATCACATTGTAATATTCCCAGCTGGACCAATAAGTGCATCCGAATTCTATGCCGATCCCAATGTGACAGTAGATGTTCGTTTATATAATAATAACACAACTGTAGTATCGGGGCATTTCGAAAACATAATGATTTCAGATATAGCAAAATATCCAGCGAATGTATACAATGGTAAGAGTACAGGACTTATATTTGTGCCAAACGAACCTATAACAGAGAATACTTTCAGTCTTGGAAAACAATATAGTATTGTTATTCCACAAGGCGCATATAAGAGTTCTACTGGAATTACACCTAGACAAGTATTAACAGATACAATAGTATGAATGTAGATTTTGGAAATACAGAATTTGAGCTTTCTGACTCAATGGCAGAAGAGCTCATAAACCTAGCTATTATATTCGCAACAGAGACGGTAGAATCTTCTAGGCTTGCAGCTAAAACAAACATAAGACCTCTTGAATCATGACAGTACAACAGACAAGACAACTTGGAATAGAATTTGAACGCAGATTATACGAGATATATCCAGAGTTCAAAACCAACGATAAGCTGGATACCGATACAATATATTCGCTGCTCAGTGAATATCAACTTAAGTATGTTAAGGATATGTACCTCTTAGAGAGTCAAACAGAAAGAGATTCTAGGGGTGCTAAGCGTATAAATGATTCTATTAAGACTTTAGTTCGTCATAGAACTATTCCGTTTGACAGTAAGAATATAGATACAGATGAAAAGACAGCTGTATTTGAAGTACCGTCTGATTACTTTCTATATGTGCGCAGCAATAGTGTAATAAATAAAAACTATAAACAAGATAGTAAGTTGCTGTTTGATGTACATACTCCTAATAAGATGATTAAGCATGACGATGTAGATCAAGTAATAGGCACATATTATAACCAAGGCGGCATACTTCGTAATCCTCTAGTTATACTAGAAAGTACAGCATCTGATAGTCCGTACATAAAAGTGATACATGACATATATACTAATATTGTAGCACTTGATCTTGTATATTACTGTCAGCCGTACGCATTCAATGTACTTAAGTACAACGATGATGATATGTCTACAGGGGCTGTACATAGTTATTGCGAATTACCATTTAGTTGTTTTGATGAGCTTATACAAGGTGCAATAGACCTTTATATTCAGAACTATAAGTTTAAACTTGCTGCTAACAACAACAGACAGCGTAGAGAACCAAGGGAGGATAGACGATGAAATATATAAACATACTTGAAGGTTTTGAAAGAGAGATAGCTAGAATAGACGACGCTATAGAAAAGCCTTCTACAGATGATTCTCTGTTTTGGCTAAATCAAGCTGTTGGTAAGTTTACTAAAGAACGGTTTAACGGGGACTTTGTACATCGCACATCTTATGAACAGAATGAGAAACGTAGGTTGGATCTTATCAAATTATTCAGAACTAAGAAATATGATGAGTTTGAATACGATGATGAACAACCTAGCTACGATCAATACATAATAGAATATCCTAAAGACTTTCTATTTGCACTCAACGAAGATGTAATTATTTCTGATAAGTCGGGTGGACATAAGATGGATACTTGTATGTTTGAATGCACACAGGATAGCTTCATGTACAGAATAACCAATAGTCTTACAGACTTTCATTATAGGTATCATAGAGCAAGACCGTTGCGAATAAGAGAAGTCAATGGTTGTAGACTATTGACAGATAAGAATTATAAGATATATGAGTATACACTCGGATATCTTAAAAAACCTAGTGAAATAACACTTGAAAATCCTTTTAATGAGTATGAGGATTTTGAAGATATAATAATGGCTGAGATAATTAAAATAGCTGCTCAGATGTATTTAGAAAACCAAAAAGATGAGCGCTATAGAACTATTACAGCCGAAGTAAATACTCAAGAATAATTTTAACGTGGAAACCCCAGCCGGTTAGGTCCGGACTAGTGCTCCCGCAGAGTGGACGCTAACGTATAGGGGGAGTAGAAGAAATTAATTTAAATATATGATTACATACGTAAATACCGTACTCGTTTCTAATAAGAACGGTGCATCGCTCGCCACTAGCGAAGAGCTTGAGGGTGTAGCAACC